CATACAAGCCTGGGAATGCTTGCGTTGGGGCGGAGGTGGTAAGGGTGCCATCTCCACCAAGAGTAAGCCGTTTTGACTCGGATGTATTCTCGGGCCAACCCTGCGAGAGTACCCGCTTGGTTTCACGTCGAATGAATTGCCTGGCCTGACTGTAAATCCCAGTGCCGGTGATCGAGGGATCACTACTTGCCGTGCTCATGGGGAATTCGCCGATGGTTTCCACCAGCTCATTGATGCCCTCAATGAGGTCCATTCCAATTTTTTCAGCCATCAGTAGATACTCCTGTCAGGCATGCGCGGACGTCCGCGAATCTGTCGCATTTCTGCGGTGTCTAATACATTCGTGTCACTTGTACGAATTTCTTCCCGGGTCGCCATTCGCCTCGTGTTCTGGATTTCCACCTGAAGGGCGCCGTCTCGGGATTGGTTCCCAACATAGAAACGGTTGAAGCTGAATGCGGCCTGGGCGATGATCCACTGCTGGAACGAGTCTGGGATACTTGAGAAATCCTTCTCAAATGAGTAACTGATCTTGATGGTTCCATCCAGCGCGTCGGTGTTCTCGGTCAGATCGTAGAAGTAGTCGCCGTTTCGAACGACGTTCGTGTCCTTCGAATCCCCGTAGGTGTCAGCGTGGAAGATTTCGTAGAGGGTTTCGCATATTCCCCCAGAGGCATACGCCTTGTGCAATGAGCCGTTCTCGTCATCCAGTGAGAAATTCGTGGTGTCGACGATCGTGATGTAGAAATATCGATCGTTGAGTTCGTGAGTAGTGGGGGTGATCCCACTGAGCCTGACCCTGGTGCCCGTAACCAGGCCGTGTGCCGCCGAGGTGGTGACTACACAGGGGTTCGCTGAAGAGGTGTTTGTGATTGTCAGGGTGTCCTTGATCTCGAGGTTGGAGATTTCGGCCTGGCTACTTGAGTTCAGTCCCAGTGAGACGTTGTCCTTCGTATTCCAGAACCACCCCTCGCCCTGAATGGTGTACATCGCATCGTCCAAGACACGTTCGACATGCGCCTGCACCGATGTCCCTCCGGTGTCGAGTGCATCAGCTGGGTGCTTGCCCAGCCGTCGCATGATTTCCTGAACGGCTTGTAGCTTGGTTCTCATGTATTACCCCGGGTTATGAGTCAAGAATGGCGACAAACAACTTGCCAGTTTCATTATCGTCGCCATTGCGAAGAGTAAATACTGTTGATGTCGTGGCGGAATGATCGGATACATAGAACTCTTCGAGAGTCACAGCGCCAGTAATTGTCGTTTGGCTGAGTATGCACCGGGTGGCATTCAATGCAGAATGTCCCAAAGTAATAGTGCTCCCGGTGTTGGATATTGTCGTGAATCCCCCGCCCTTTAGGTCATAGGAACACGTTCCACCCAGATCAACAGCGATCGTGGCGAATGCTTTCAAAGCAGACGCAGCACCGAATGCAAGAAATTCAGCAGAGCCGTATGTCGAGCCACCAGAGCCAAATCTGATGAATCCATTGGAGTCATCGATTTGCAGCTGGTTGACTGATGTGACGCTGCCGGTATCAGCTGCAGCCAGGACAATGTTGCCCTCTTCAACCGTCAATCCAGCGGAGTCACCGGAGTTGTTTTCAATCAGTGCCGAGCCACGTACTCCAAGATCGTCGGCGGTTCCGCCGCCAGTAGCCGCAGATCCGACCTTCAATTTGGCAACGGTCGCCTGATCGGTTCCGGAAAAGGTAGCAGCGGCGATCTCGCCAGAGGCAGTGACTGATGCACAGGCAAGGCCGCCGCCATCGAGGATGTCGTTGGTGTTGAGATCCAGGTCGCCACCAAAGGCCGTAGTGCTTGAGTGTGTTACGGCACCAGACAGTGTTGTTACCCCGTCGACGAGCAGGGTTCCAGCGGAACCTCCGCCAGCATTGTCGATCTCGACATTGGCATTCAGGTACAGGGTGCCTGTGCCGAGCAGCGTCTCAATGGTGTTTACTGATAATTTGCTTGCCATGTATCAACCCTTACAGCATCCAGATTTGCCCATGGCCTTGCAGATCCACGGTCGGAGAACGGCACCAGCAGCAAAGCAGCAGACACCAAGAAGTACGGTAAACCAGAGAGTGCTCATTTCGAAGACCCTTTCTTCATTGCTTGCCGCACGATGCGGTACCCATATGTCAGTGAGATAACACCCGTAGCCACGAGGATTGGAATGAAGATCCAGTCCGCGTACCTGGCCACGGCATAGTTCAAGAGAACGAGGCCGACGCCACAAAATATGGCCCTGGCGCCGAGTTGACCTCTGGAAATTACCAAGGCGATGATTCCCCCGAGGATGGCGATGCCCCCAATGGCGGACATCATGTCCAGCCTGGCTGTGGAGCTCGTGACGGCCCCCAGGCTGGCTTCTGCCAGCGAGCCGGCGGTCGACCGGGGCGTAGAGAAGCAGCCTCCCAGGAGGCCGCACAGGGCGACGTAGGGGATCCTGCTGAGAATCCTCAATCGGGGCCAAAGTAGAATCATGTGAGAATCCTCATTGGGGCCGTGAAGGCGAAATGTCGGTTGCAGCCGCGAAGGGCTGGCCTGGTCCTGTGGAGTCGCTGGCCGTGCATGATCCTCATGATCCTGCGAAGCTCGACTTCCTCGAGTCTCTTCCTGCAGATCGCGGTGGGGCCATACCGATTCTTGTCGGTGGCGAAATCCGATGGAGTCCCCCAGTCATTTCCCTGGCCACCGCTGTCGGCAACACCAGTGGAATCCCATGGGATGCCATTCCACATGCCGGAAGAAGTTTCGAGTCCAACGAACATGCCGCGAAGGGGAGCTGCTTCCGAGCAAACCGGCCAACCGGCAATGGTTGTTCCAGTTCCGAATCCTGCAGGCGGCGTGTTGGACCCCGAGGAGGTCGTATCTGTGTACTCCACCCGCTTATCGCTGGCGTTTGGATAGACGTGTGGCTGTTGAACCATCCCGAGGATGCCCTCGTCTTGACTGACGGTGAAGGCGACTGCCTGGAAACGATTGTCGACAATAATACCCCCGGTTGCATAGTGGGTCTTGTCGGGATCGGATTGGGTTTCACTGGGTGTGTCACCCACGAACGATTCGACGTAACCGCTACCCAGTGGCACTTCCTCAATTGCATAAGGAGCAAAGAAGTAGAATTGATTTCTGTCTCTCCACAAGGCCCATCCACCTGCCCCGCACTGGGGGCTATTACCACCACCGCAGGCTGCGGTTGCATAGTTTCCATGTTGGGCGCATGAGTAGCCATCCCCGCCGGATGATGAATTGATGCAAAAGTTCCAGATGAAGGATGATTCTCGGAATCCCACTGGTGGCGAATCTGGCTGCCACTGGTAACCGTCATACCCAGTGATGACTGCTACCTTGCCAGGCACTACAGTGAGATTTACACCTAGAGTACCGGCTGCTGCTTCGTCGAGGATCATTGCCCCCGATGTGAGGGTGATCGGATCCTTCTCATTTCGGAATATGTTCGAGTCAAACGGGTAGTCTCCCGAATTGTCATCGTGCAGTTGGAGCCTGGATTGCATCACATAGATCGTACCCGCGACATCATCGTAGTCGGTGTGCAGGTTTGTGAACCACGGATTGTGCAGTCGTAGCACGTGGGCATATCTGCCATCGTGTCGATACTGGCCCTTCAGGCATGGCACGGAGTATCTGAGATCAGCAGTCCCAGAGTGATCGTCCTGGGTGCTTGTTCTTTCCGGAACCGAGTTCGTAGCCAGGGGCTCTGTCGTGTGGTAGTCGGTGACCTTGTGATCGAACCACCTCTTCATCGAGGCGTAGTGTCGAAGAAGATCGTCCGCTGTGACCTTGGTGGGGTAAATAGAAGCGTAGGCGATCTGGCAGTTTCGGCAACCAGTGACCACTGATCCCCCATCTATATCCTTGTTGATTCCAAGCCGAATGGCAGGGGTACTCGGGAAGGTCATCGTGCTGCCAGACTTGCTGATAATCTTTCGACCATCGATGTATGTGACGAGCTGGTTGCCGCTATACGTCAAGGACAGCAGGTGCCAGTCATCATCATTGAGCAGGAAAGCCCACGTGGAGTTCTCTCCGGATGTCCAAGTAGCAGCAATGGTATTGGCGCCATCGCCCATGTGTCCTTCGATCCTGAAATATCGATCCGATGCTCCACCAGAAGACGGATTTCCAAATCGTCTAAGCGAGAGCCTGACGTTCCATCCGCCGGCTACCCAACCGCTGCCGTGATCCACGCCATGGCTGACATTCATGATGCAGACCTCGGTCCCATCGTCATCATCTGAATTGTCCCTGGCCCACACCGTGGACAGGTCGCTGATCTTGAACCAGCATGACAACGTGCCCGTGTTGGTGGTAATACCCGCAGGATTTGCGACCACAGGATCGGAGTCGCCCGGTACTGGCACTCCGGTTACGGCACTCGGAGGATCACTTGTGCCGGTGTAGGTGATATCCCAGACGTCTGGATTTGCTTGACCGCCGCCTCGGCCGTATGCAGCACCGATCTCTCGGCACGGGCCATCATCGACTACGTGAGACGATGACGTGGTGTCATCAGCAAACAGGAGACGTCCGTTTCCATAGATGTCATTACCGTATCCCGTTCCCCCAACAGGCGCCTCGTCCAGGCGGTAGTGCCTGATCGGCGCCGGGTGGACAATTTCCTGCCGGGGATCACCGAAGGCATCATTGGGCCACCATTTGACCCCAGCCGAGTCAGTGTAAATTGGTCGGTAGAAAATCGCCTCTGGGCTTTGTCGCTTCACCAAAGATACGAATGGTATGTACATGGGATTTAGAACAATCCAATGAGGCAGTTCCAGTTCGTGGGCTCGGTTGCATCATCATCGTCGAAGATCATGGCAAGGTGTGAGCCACCCTCCAGGTCGAGAGTAACTGATGCCATGCCCACCGAGGTGTCTGTGACCAGTCGGATCGACGTGTCGCCATCCACGAGCTCGACTTGATCTGCAAATTCATCGGTTGTGTTGATGAGTTGATCGGCCAGGCCAGTTCGATTGGTCGCTGTTGTCCATGTCCATTTGAGCTTGCAAACAAACGATGGGATAAACAGGGAGGTGCCAGCCAGTGGTGAATAGGTGTACAGATAATGGTAGATCGCTTCGGTCGCATCTGCACCGGAACCGTAGACCATGAGTTTGGCCAGGTTGGAGCCAGTAGTAGGTGTGCCCACTGAACCAATCGAACATTCCATAATCGACGGGTTGGTCAGCGTGGTTGAGTTGGTGGAGTAGTAACGGCTCCATGATCTTGGAGACGTTGAGAGTGTCATTGAATTCATTGTGGAAATCCTCGATCCATCTGGTATTCGATTCGGTCAATACGGATCTCGAGCTGCTCTTGCCTGGTGATGACCTCAGTCAATCGCCGCTCAAGTGTAATCGTTGCAGAAAAGATCGTGACCATAATTGCGAATAGAACCCCAAGGATTCCGATCCAGTCTCTTACTGAAAGCCGTACCAGATCACGATCTCCGTTTTTCCTGGTGCGTGTCATTAGTTCCCCCGCCGTAATGAGGGGGGGCCAGCCGAAGCCGGCCCCCCGTTCATGACGAAACAAAGTATGAAGAGATCACGTGTGGCAGTTGATGACGCCGGCACACCAGGGTGAGACGATGTCGTAACCAACCATCATTTGAGCTTTCATGAACTTCCAATTTACTTCAGTGCTAATCGCTATTTAGCACCCGTCGAACGAATCGACTGCTGCATGTCGCCATGCAGTTGAGACCATATCATCACCCACTTGGGGTGCTCCGCGCTTCGGCCCGGCTTCGGGCGTACCCCGTTTCGGGATGGTCGTTGCACGTTCCCATCAATTGATGGGCGTCGCTCAGGATTGTCCCGGAG